CTTACTTTTCCGTTAGTATCAGTTGTTAAATACCTATCCCCGATTCTTCTTGAAATATAATTAGGTGAATCTGGATTTAAATTTAAATTGCTATATGTTTCAAGTACGTTTGGTTTTTGATCTGTGTCATCGTAAGTGTAAGGTGAGTTAGGAATTTTGTCCTGATCTACTGCTCTGACTACTAATGTAAATGACCCGTAATCTGTACCTGCTAATGTACCACCAGCTTTAATTTCACTAATACCAATTTTAGTTTCGTAATTTGTAGTGTCACCGTGTGATAGCGTATGTATTTTAAGTAAGTTATTTACGTTATTACCATTTACCTTTTGAGAAGTAATCCATGGGGTACTAGCAGATGAAAATTCATCACTAAAATCCCAGGTTGAACTACCAGTGTCTACTGATGCTGAGTAAGCTCCTGATATAGCTAATTGCCCAGTTCCGTAATTTTTAAAATTAACGTAATTATATACTGGCTCAACACCTTCTGGAGAATCACCAAATACTTTATTTATATTATTTGAATTACTTGTTACATAAGAAGCTGAATAATACGTACCTACTTTATTTGTAAAATCAGAGTCTGTTTGTGCTGACCCTGATACTAGTAATACGAAAGATCCACTTTCATTTGATGTTAGTGCTGCTCCTTCGAAAAGTTCAGTTGTCCCTGTACTTGTAATTGTTTTTGTTGGGTGTAATAATGAAATTACATTTCCACCTTCAATACCAAGAGCTATTGGTTTGGTTAGACTGTATCCTGCTGTTCCTAATAATCTAACGATCGTAACTCTACCTGCACTTTTTAGATATTCTCTTACTGTGTAAGGTATGTATGTTTTTTCGCTTGATGGACCGAACTTTTGTACAAATTCATCGTACGATTCAACCACTGTAGGTACAAATGCTGGGCCTTTTGTAGTTGGTCCTATGATAGCTGCACCTATTTCGCTTATACCCGTTGGTAGAAATGATAAATCATTTTCTGTTGTGAAAACACCGGGGCTTATAATTTTTTCTGCCATTTAATTTCCTGCTTGAGTTTATGTAGTTATAACTATATAATTTACTTATATAAATATAAGATATTTTTTGGAAACACTATGTTAATAGGCTTATATTAACTATTTGTATCAGTATCTATTGGGGTAAATTCTCCTGTCTCTAAATTCAACTGACCAGTACCGTATTTTCCATTAAGACTTTCTACTATTGTTGTCTCTGTTTTCTGTAAAGTAGCGTATTGCTGCTCGAGATCAAACTCAAATTTTTCTAAGTTTTCGAGCTGTTGTTGCAACATCATTTTTTCTACCCTAGCTTGACCAAATTGAGTAGTTGTTTTTGCGTACCCTTCTCTTAGGTCCATAAGTTGTTGTAATTCTTCTTGTGTTAGTTTTTTTGTTTCTGACATAACTGTATTTTGTGTATTAAAAATGTACTTTTTCTATATAATAAATATCTTATAAATATTCAAAAAACCTATTTAGTCGGTATATCGTTGATATTGTTGATAGTAGTTTCTCCTATAACAATCTGTGCGTTTGTAAACCCTTTTCGTACATTATGTTGAGTACCAAAGTCCTTAGGCATTAACGGTGCTTTAGTTTGTAGGGTGATTGTAGACTTATTTATTCTGTCAACTCCCTCTGTATTAACTGTTTCAAAATTATATGACTGACCTGTTGTTATAAACTTGTATGTATCTCCCCAAGCCATTCCTTCCCAGAATATAAACATCTCGGCAAGCTTGTTAACCTGATAGGTATATTCTGTCCAGCATATTACTTCATATTCAATATCAACAAAATCAGGTAGATTCATTTCCCATATTTCATCTAATGGTTTTCTACCTTGTAATACTGAAAATTGATCGTATTTATTTTGTTTAGAGTAATTTTTTCTAAATGTTAATTTATTATCTCGTTTTGCTGCTACTTCATTTTTAGCTAGTGCTTCTCTTGGAGACATTGAAATTCTTCTAATAGTAATTAAAGGTATTATTAACTTACCTTTATTATCCCTTAGAAATCCGTGTGTTTGTATTGATGACCATTTTTCTGGAGAAGCGTACATTACAGGAACGGGGATTCTGGCTCCGTTTTCTTCTACGTATGGTTTAATTTGATTTTCTATAAAGTGAATTATAGCTGTATCAACGGTTTCGAGTGTAATTTCAAAACTCTGAACTATATCATCATCTCTTCTTACTTGATCAGCTCTGTTTAACCGATCATTGTTTTCTGATGCAATGTACCCAAATTCATCTATATCGCTAAACGTACTTTGACGCCTTCTCTTTTTTGGTAATCTTGACATCATTATGAATCCTTAGCTATTTCAATTGTTTTAGTAATGCCCGATCTAACATCTAATATATTAATTCTACTTTTTCTTGAAAGGTGACCTGTGCACACAAATGATACATTCCACCCGTGAGTCCCACTATTAAAATCTGTATCTGGATTTTTACCTGCTACGTAAGTATTTTCTACTATACCGTCTATTTCAAAATAATCTAAATCCCATTCTACTATATCCCCGACTTCAGGGAATATGTTTTGGTCATTCATAGTGTCTCTTAGGAATCCGAATGTAATTGCTTGATTGTAATCCATTCCAAATTCATCTCCTGTGTACGCTTGATCTTCCCTACCTACTAAGCATTTAATCTTCATTGGATTGTAATATACTTTTTGAGAGCTTTCCCCGTAAACATTTTCTTCAGTATCGTTCAGTGAGAGTTTAAAGTAAACGATATCTACACTTACAATATTATTTATAAGTTCTTTATTTAGGTGCCTAAATAAACTTGCGTCTCTTGATGATCCAAATAATGCCATTTAATTTTACCCTGTATAAATCTTAAGTGGTGATTTATTTAACTGTTCTTGTAGGAATTCAGACTCTTCTTTTTTACGTTCAAGTAGATTACGTTTACTCATTGAATCTAAATGTTCCCTTAATTCAGTCATAAGTGATTCTAATTCCGTTGAAGCTTGAGATAGTAAGTCTGCTCCGTTTAAGCTTATTTCAGCATTAGGTATTGGGATTGTCCCGTACTTACTTCTTATGTTACCTAACATTTCTTTTGCAAGTGCTAATGTATATTTAAATATCCATTGTCTCCCAACGTCGTTTATCTTAGTGTACTCTATCCTATCGTACGGGACATTACTGTAATCAGTTATAACTCCATCCGTAGATGTTGTATTTGTAGCTTTTATTGGATTAGATCTGTCTGATTTTACAATATATTCAAAATATAAATTATAGTCATTTACTGGTAAAGGGAATAAGGTTAATTTATTATTTATTAATTGAAACGAATATTGTGATTTACGTATTATATCGTTAAATTCAATTGCCTGTAATCTTAACAAGTCTGCATGCATAGGCATCATCATAAACGATACGCCCGGTGAATAATTTCCCCAACCAAAAGCGTCTAGCATTTGATTTGCACCCATTCCTGTACCTACAAATGGATCAAAATATCTTGATATCGCGGGTGGTGGATCGTGAAAAATTCTTTTAATTTCAATTTGGTTTCCAGATTCATGAACGTCTCTAAATAATACATCGAGATCGTAATACTGAGTACCATCTTTAACGGCAAGTGATCCTGTTTTCCAATTTACGTTACCACCGGTACCGGATTCAACCCCATATTCTTCGGATAACGTTATTACGTGTCCTAAATTATTTGATATTTCTTTACCGGTAAGATTTGATCCTGTAGGAGCTCCTCGAAGTTCTAGTAAGTAATCTTTAATATTAAATGAATTAACTTGATTTCCATATTCTGATGTTGCTTCTTCAAAACAAGCGTAAAAGTTAATATCTTGTAGCTCGACTTCAGTGATAGGATATCCTAAACGTCGTGCACAGAAATCTGCAGCTTTGTCAGCTGATGACGTAAATGCTGTATCTGAATCAAAAAAACCAAACGGTGTTGGGTTTGTTACTTCTCCAAATGAGCTACTACCTGGCCAAATTGGTATATTTGCCATTTATAATTCCTCTTTTATATAAATATTTATTTTTTTGTTAAAGCGTTATATTCACGTAGAATTTCATCGACTATTGAGTGTCTATGATTTTTTTGTAATTCTATTACGTCAAAATCGTTTACCTTATCTTTGAGTTGACAAAGAAAATCAAACCCCGAAGATGATTGTACTTTTAAATCGTTTTGTCTTAAATCACCACATATAACCATCTTACTGTTTATTCCAATTCTGGATAGTATCATTTCCATTTGATCATCAGTTACGTTTTGAGCTTCATCTACTATTATAAATGAATTTAAAAAAGTCCGACCTCTCATAAATGATAGCGGGACAATTTCAACTAAACCTTCATGTACGATCGCGTCTATTTTATCTCGGTTATATAAATTGTACATATTAGCATATATTGGACTTACCCACGGATCCATTTTTTCAGCTAAGGAACCAGGTAGGAAACCTATATCTTCTTTTGATACAGTTGGTCGAGTAATTATTATTGAATCTACTCTCCTCGTAAATAACATATCAAGCGCAGCTTGACAAGCTACTAATGTTTTACCACTTCCAGCCTTTCCTTTTATTACTGTAATTGCATTTGATAATATAAGACGCTTAGCTTCCTTTTGTTCTTCGTTAAGTGATAGTTGAAATTTAATCGGATTTTTTGGTACTCTCTTTTGAGAATTTTGCTTAATTGCCATGTATTAATTATTTGTTATAAATATGTAAGGTATACACTTAAAAACACAAAAAAAGGTAGCCAAATTAATGACTACCTTCTTATATTAAAGAATTATACTAGATTAAAGTCTATCAAGTCCTGAGACGTAAACTTTACCATAGAATTCTGGTCTAACCATTTTCTTAGCATATCTAGTCATTACACCTTTACGCGGAGTAAAGTTGGTTGGATCGTAGATAAGTGGAGTCATGATTAATGGTACATATGGAGCGTAGACAGCACCAGTTTCTAAGAACTGAGTACCTCTATATCCCATTAGTACAGTGTTTTCTAGCATGTAAGGGTTCTTGTAAACGGTCCATCTGTTATTTAATGCACCGATTTTTTGAACACCCATTGCAAATTGCATTTTATCACCATCAGTATCAGCAGCATATCCTGGGATAGACTCGATAATAGTAGCAACAGTTGGGGAACAACATATAAAGTTAGCTCCACCTCTCATTGTTAATTGGTGAATTTTGTTAGAAACTTTCTGTAACTTAGTACCTAGAGTTTGGAACCATGTTCCTTGGTTGTAAGCTTGTCCACTTGAAGCAGCATTTTCGAATGCAGTTGTAGCGGCGTTATACTGATAACCAACTCTTGCTGACCAGTAGTCAGTTGTTTGAGCACTTTCGATTAACATATCTAAAATCTCTAAATCAATCTCTTGTGAGATGTATTCAGAAAGCATAGAAGTTAATTCTGCTTCAGCGTCGATAGAATGATAAGCATTCAAGTCTTGTGCGAACTCAGGAGTCCATACAGCTTTAAGCTTTCTAGTCTTAGCAACGATTGGCACAGAATTCATTGTTACGTTAATTTCTGGAATGTCAATTGTAGTATCTTGCAATTGTGAATTACCTTCCTCAAAATCACCTCTACTAGTATCGGTAGGTTGAGCTTGGTAAGAAACTTTTGCGTTAGCTGGATCACCTGTACCAGTACCTTGTACGATAAAAGTAACTTGTGATTCGTCACTATTCACAGATGTGAATTGTGGGAAATAAGCATTAATGCCTGATCCAGAGATTTCAAATGCTCTTGATCCTTTCATGTCAGGTCTAGTTAAAGATGCTGATGGAAAGGTAAGCTTAAATAGTCCATTTGAAGATTGATCAGCTGCGTACGATGCAGAAAAATCAGAATCAAAATTGATGTCTGAAGTACTAGCTGCAGCAACAACAACTGTAGTTGCAATTGAACCTGATGAAACAATAGATGTAGTTGCCTCGTTAATAGAGTAACCAAATCTGCCAGCGCCGTAAAGACCTTCAGAAGGTGCAGTACCGCTTGCTGCGTCTGTAATACCAAACGTTGAATCGGCTTGGCTTGAGTTTGCAGCACCAGTGTTAAATCCTGGTTGAGCTGTTCCATATTTAAAATCTAAATAAAATACTAGTCCCGATGGTAGGTTCATTGGTTGAACTGATACCATTTCTTTCGCTGCTATTTCAGCGAAAACCCTTCTTACTAATGGAAGTGCAACACCTGACCACTCTTCAGAGTTAGATGCTGTTCCAGTTTTTGATGCCTCATCAATTAACTGTTTTGCTTGGTTTTCCAATAGGATAGCCATACCGTGTTTTTCGTATTCGCTATCAAGACCTTCTAAAAGTCCTGTTCTTTCCCATTTTGATACCAACTCACGTGTTTCCTCTTTGAGTTTACGTGAATGGTCACCTGCACTTGCCATTAAATTTGAAATATTCATGTTTGCCATGTTTTTATCCCTTTTAATGTGTTTTTAAAAATATTATCTAATTAAACCGGCTAATTTCTTAAATCTATTAGCTAGTTCGTTACCTTCAGTAATTACTTGTTTTGAAGGTGCAGTTGATGCAACTGTTTTACTCGCTGTACCTTCGTTAACAGCTCTTTTGTTACCGTTAGCGTAAGATTCTGCGATTGTAGCATAAACCAATTTAACTTCTCGTAAGGTTGTAGCCCTATCGAAGTTCTCAATGACCTTAATTTTTTGAGATTCATTTAAATTGTATGCTTTAAATAGTTTATTTGAAAACAAAAGTTTTGCATTCAATAAATTAATCTCATTAATTTTGTCTTTTAAGAATTTGATAACGCCGTAAGCTTCTTTAAGTTCAGCTGCTTTTACCTCTAAAGTAACACCAGCATCAGACATACCTTTAGATAAATCAGAGCCAAGATGTCCTGGATCGTCTTCGTCTTCGTCTTCGTCTTCTTCTTTTAGAGCTGCGATAATTTCGTCAAGGTCAACTTCTTCTTCGTCCTCACCTTCTTCTTCGGTAAGTTCATCGTCTTCTTCATCAGTTGGATCAACAGCTTCTATAGCTACTTCTTCTTCTTCTGCGTCAACTTCTAATTCGTCTTCCTCTTCTAATTCTAGCTCTTTGATGATTGATTCTAGATCAAGTTCGTCTTCGACTTCGTCTCCGATTTCTTCTTCACCTTCGATCTCATCACCAATTGGTGCTTCTTCTGTGGCCACTTCTAGGTCTTCGAGTTCATCTTCGCCCTCGATTGCTTCTAGATCTTCTATTTCTCCTTCTTCTTCCATTCCTAATTCTTCGTCTTCAATAGTATCTACATCGTCTTCTTCCATTTCGTTTTGAAGTTTAGCGGATAACATTGATTGAAGTTTTGGTGTGAAAGCTTCTTCGAGAGCAAGTTTAGCGTTAGCCATAGCAGTTTCTCTTACAGCTTTTGCGTCAGCAATTGCTTCTTTTAATAAATCGTTCATAATAAAACCCTTTATTATTGTATTGGGATTCTACAACTATTGAGACTGTGCAAGTTGTAATAGGAAATTATAAAAATCTGTTTTGACCTCTATAGGAATAGAGTATTGTTAAAACATATATAAATATGTCTTTTATTTCAAAACACTCTAATGTGTTGAGTCGGATTGTAGTTAGAATAATTTAGAATCTCTATCTTCCTTAGACATTCTTTTTTGTATTAAAATAGCGTGCTCATTTTGAAGTCGCTTTGTGTGAGATTTTTTTACGAAAAATCGATTTTCTCGTACTTTAATTAGTACTTCAGTATCTTTTATTTTTCTTTTAAAAATCTTAAGGGCCATTTCAACGTTATTATTATTGACTCGAACCCCGTTGGAGGAACCAGGCAGTGTATGATCGTTCTTTTTTCGAAAGTAATTATAACTAGGTAATCTCATTTATATTAAAAATTATTATTTATCAGATTGTTTAGCTATTACGCTAAGCTTGTGATGTAAGTACTCATCTGAGTCATCACTATCCCCGTCGTTATCAACATCCTGATCTTCCATATCTTCAAGATCTCCTTCTGCCTCCTTATCATCAATAAAATCAGCTTCGTTGATATTGTAATATTTTGAAAGTGTAGTTCCTATATCTTCGTAGGATCCCTCTAACCGTTGTTGCAGTACGGTAATTTCTTTTGCAGTTTTTTCAAATAGCTTAACAGAGTCGTTAAGATGTTTCATGTGTCGACCGACAGTAACATTATCAAACCAATCTTCAGATTCACCCAATGTTACATCTTTAGCACTGTTACATAATTCCTTAATTGCATTTGTAACGTCTTTAAGATCAGATTCTCTGTAAATAGATTTATTAAAATCATTAAATTTAGAAACTGCCTCTATAAAGGTTTTTTTATCTTCATTAGTGAATTTAGCTTTAGTTTCTTCATCTGTAAGCCATGATTCATTTATTAGTTTTGATAATTTCATAATAACTGCTTTCTTTATTTGCTTTCTTTAATAATATCAGTTATGATACTGTTAATTTTTGCATATTTGTTGTTTTGTATTTTTTTGCTTTTATCAGTACCTTCATTTACTGGTGATAAAAAAGCTCCTTGAGTAGATGGATTCGAAACAAAATCAAATGCAATTAATTCAAAGTCAGGTTGTACCTGTACAGTATCTTCTCCGTTATCTTCATGAATCTCTTTTACACTTCCTAATCCCCTAGATGATATACCTAATTTTATACCAGCTTTAAATAGTTCTTTGAGTATATTACCTGCAGGTGTGGACAGTACCTCAACAACTCCTACTAAATCGTTCCCTTTCCAGTCCATTGAAACTACATTGTGAGATACGTTACCTAGATTCACTACTGACGATTCAGGATGATCAAGTTCTCCGAGAGCTCTTCTTTCTTTAATTTGAGTATCTGAATATTTAGCTGCTTCTCGCTGCAGCGTTTTCATAGGATATACCCGATTGTTGTGATTTTTAGCTTCTGCCCTTTGTAGAACACCTCGCACAATTAACTTACCATTTTTAGCTAATGATTCATTAATTTGTTCGGGCGAAACTTCAAATGGAATGTAATCTACTAATAGTTGTTTATTCATATTAATTATCCTTTTAAACCCAGGTTCCTTTTTTCTTGTAAAGATCAAATAAGATATAAGCTACTTCATTACGAATTAAAGACCTAATTTTATCTAAATCCTTAATACTTAAATCCTCGTCGACTCTTTTATCGTATTCACCTTTAATTATATTTATGATTTCTTCCCTTAACACTTTAGCTTCCTAAATATTTAAGTTTATTAGAAATCCTAACCATTTTTTCAGAAATCTTTAACATCTTACTTTTTGTAGATTTCCAGTACTGACTCGAATTTACACCTGTTTCAGTTTTTAGTTTAATATTTCTGTTAATTGTTTTTTCTATTTCGTATAACTTTCGATTTACCTCAGATATAGATTTATTTACTTTTTGTTTAGATGTAAATGAATCATCGGATTTATATTCCTTGTAAGTAATCTCGTTAAGGTGCATCATGGATATAATTTGTTTGTATGTACTCATTTTTACCTCATCTATATCTTTAACAACGGTATACCCTGTACTGTCAGTAGCAGACTTCATACGTTTCTTTTTACCTTTTTTGATTTACCTGTAAATGCATTCGGTGTATTATATCCTGCTACATTTCCTGTAACATTCATTTCCTCTATATCATCAGCTGATTCGAGTTCCTTTAACTTATTTTCTATGTCCTTATTTAATGTCTTCATCTAGGTTTAATTAAAATCCGTTTTGACGTTTCAGGACGTAAATTGCTTTATTCCCGCTTTCAACTATTTTTGAAGGAGATAATTCATATAGTTGACCGACGGTTAAATGTGCTATATTAATTGATCCGCCACTCGATAATGTAATTGTTCCAGCAGCTGCAGCATCACTTTTAATAACGGCTCCGTACCCGTAATTTGATCCTGTAAAATTTACTGTAGTATTTTGGACCGTAATTGATTGGAAATACTTACCTGGGTCACCTAATCTATCGAAATCATTCCCGTTTTCTTGTCCGGCATAACTCCAGCCTGGTTTTGGATTTGCAGCCATATTATTTATCTAAGTTTTTTAGTTCTTTCATTAATTCATAATATCTTAATAAGCCAAGAATATGTGAATCTTTAACTGTTCTTATTTTACTAAAATTATTAGTTAAATTAGATACTTCATTTAATTTAATTTTAACTACCTTATCACTTACCTTTTTAGATAATTTAATTATTTCTTTATTTAGTAATTTAGATTCCTTTTGAACATAGTCCTTTAAGGTAGTTGTATTGGATATATTATTAATATATTCCTTAAGCAAAGCTTTTTGTTTTCTGTTTAAGCCTGTGTACTTACCGTTAAATCTATCTACCAATATTTTATAAGATAATAGCCTTAAGTCCTTATCTGCCTTTGTGTAAGATTCTAAAGCTTTTTGTTTGTCTACTTCTTTAATTGGTTTATTTGTAATATGTTCTAATATTGTAAATTTACAGTTAACAGTCTCTGTTGGATTTTCGTGAGAGCTATATTCAAATATTTTAAAGATAGAAGCTGATTCTCTATAATCACGTACACGAGTTTTAAAAAAATCTTCTAAATCAAAACTATGCTTAATATCCTTAATTAGCTCATACTTAGCTTTGGTTAATCTTTTACTGTCAATACGTTTTCTAGCTTTAACAACCTCTTCGACTAATTTATCGGCCTTAGATTGATTATTAAAATTAGTATCTAACAGGGCTTTATATAAATCTAATTCTTTTGTTAAAATAGAAGTTTTATTAAAGTGTTTTTTTATAATCTCTAATACTGTTAATTCACTTGTATTATTGAGAGTATCAGAAGTAAGTTGTCTTACTAATAACTCAAATAACACCCCTGTATTCTTAAATTTTGAGTGACGGAGTTTCTTCATTTTTTACTGTGTCCAATTTTTTTAAAATATATACTTATTTCCTATATAAATATATAGAAAAACAACAATCCATTATTTATTAATCAATTAATCTATCTTCATCTAAAAGTGTACCAGTATCTGTATTAGATTTTTTATTAGTTAAGGTTTCTTGAATTACCTTTTTACTTTTAAACCGGCTTTTTAATACCTTTAATAAATCCTTAACATCATTATTTACCTCACTGGTACTTTCCATAGCTAATGGACTATTTTTCTTAAAATTATGCTTAATTGATCTATCTACATTAAATGTTTTTGACAAATCTTTTTTACCTAATGGATCTAATCCCCGCGAGTGTTTTTGTGAACCGTACTTTGTATGTTCTTTTGGTCTGCCTGCTCCGGGCCAGCCATCATCGGGCATTTCCTCGTCATTTAAAGGCGTGTTAAGTTTATTAGATACGTGCATAGATGCAATATCATGTGCAGTTCCGTACGATTCATTTGTTACGGCTGGATCATTTCCTTCACTTTCAATTTGTTCTTTTCTGAATGTTTGTTTAGCGTCTTCAATAACTCCAATTTGTTGTTTGTGCCATTCATCCTTAGACATATTAAATATATTTTCGTACATCCATTCCTCTGAAACCATCTTTAAATCCTTCATGGATGATATTAAGCTCACCTTTTCGTTAAGGAGATTTATTTTTTCTTGTTCATATATTATTGATGGATTTGTTAACTGTAACTTAAAATTAATTAAATCGTCATCAGTGTATCCTTGAGAAAATAAATGAACTACTGCTATTTTATATAATTCAGATAATGTAATTTTTTGTATACGCTCTATTGTTCGTGCAAACCTAACATCTTCTGCAGCCAATGTAGCTTTTCCTTCGACTTGCTCGTCATACCCCAAGAATGCTTTCGGCACCTTTAGCGCCGCCATCATTTTGTTTTTCAAATATTCAATATCATCGATACCACCGAACTCCATTCCATTTAAGGTATCAATTTCAGTACCACTTTGACCACCACGAACAGGAAGGTAATAATCCTCCAACATATTCATCATATTGAACTTTAAATTATATTCCCCAGTAGCGTTATCTACGTAAGGAATTTTTTTCATTTTATTCATAATTTGTTGCATGTAACTGTCAACTTCACCAGGTGCGATATTACCAATGTCCACTTTAAAGATCCTTCTTTCAGGAGCTCTCATGATTCTATGGATCAACATTGCATCTTCCATTAACGTTAATTGTTTCCATGTCTTTCTAGCAGGCTCGATCATCGCTTTACCGTACGGTAAGAAATTAGAGTCATTTAATAATCTAAAGTGAGCTACTTCAAAATTCTCCAATTCTGTTTTACCCATTTCTGATTCATAAAAGAATTTTACTTCATATGGTTTTTCTGGGTCTAGTCCTTCAATTCTTTGAACCTCATATGCAGACATAGGGACTACATTTACGATACCTACTCCTTCTTGTATATCTAATTTAAGGTACATATCTCCGTATTTACACATATTACGGATCCAGGGCCAAAGGTTAAATTCAATATTAAGTATATCGTAAAATAAATTATGCAGCAATTTTCTGATATCTTCATTATCAGAAACTACACGCAATACATCTCCTTCATCATTTTTTAATGTACACTCATCACTATATATGTCAAGCGCAGATGCTAATATTGGATCAGTATCCATTGCTTCGTAATCAGAATATAATTCTAATTTAGATGAATAATAATTGTATTGTTGATT